CCCACGCTTACGGTCTGGCCGTTTTTATTGATAAGTTTCATTGTTACCCTTTCAGTGAATTGCTTTGATTGGAATGATGCGAGCCAGCGCATCGGCTTTTTTGGCCTTGCTACCATGCGCCCGAAAACCAATAATTTGTTTCCGGTCGGGGCGCTGACATAAGGCGCATAAAGCACAAGTCATATATTCAGTGGTTTGTGCTGGGCAAATCAAAACGGATCGGCCTTCAGGGGTTTTGCTGTGCTTGGGCGTGTCCATTGGCACCAATGCGACCACCGGCAAGCCATGGGCGGCGAGCGTGTCGGCCTGTTGCAAATTGTCAGCACTCAAGTTAACAGTGAAACCCCAAGCGGTAGCGGCCTGCGACCAATAAATGGCCTCGGGACTGTGCTTGTGGGTGTAGGTAAAGCCTTTCCTGTGCCGGTTGGCCTCGACAATTTGCCCCAGCTCGACCGGATCAACCGATTCACCAGCGCCAGGTAGATCACCGGCAACATTGTGCCGCCATAGTTGGCCTTTTGGTAGTCGTTTGATTGAGGCCACAAGGCCGGAAATATCCGAGCTGGTGCGTTTCCATGCCATGCGAGTATGGAAGTCTTCGGCATAGCACGTTGTCCGGTAATGGGCGCAGCTGGGCGGGCAGGATTCCCGAGCGGTATATGTCTGCGGGATCGGTCCGGTTTTGCGGTTTTGCGATGCTTGAACGAATAGGTACTTCATGCAATCACCCTGAATGAGTCCATGCGCCGGATATGCGAATCAATGCCGGTGTACCCTTCAACAATTTGAATTGTCCAGCCTGCGGCCTTGGCACCCTCAATATATAAATTAGCGTCGCAATCCTCTTCGAGGTAAACCCAGCCGGCCCGAGCATGTGAATGCTGGCTGATTAAACCGGTTATACCGAGCGCTTCAAGGTCTTCGTACATGACTTCCAGCCAACCATGGGATGGGTCACAGTAAAAAGTGAGTTTTTGAGTTTTCATTTTTTGCCTTTTAAGTTGAGAGAAAATCGTTTTTATGCTTCGAGAATGAGCCCGACAATTAGGGCAGCGGAGGCCAAAATTAAGCCTGTAACCAGTGCGAGGTCATACCACAGGCGGCCTATGAGGCCATGGTCTACCAGTGCGGCGGCATAGAGTACGGCGGCCAGCGATGCGCCGGCGGCTATGACTAGGGCTTTAAATACTTTCATTTTTTTACCTTAAAGTGGTTTCGATGATGTGCCAATTCCGCATCTCGTTTTCTGAGGCGGACTTTTCTGCTTCTTTGCGTGAGCGGTAAGCGGCGACAAAATCACCTTGTTCTAATAGGATAAAAATGGTCATGCTGTCACCTCTTGATCTATTGATTCGAGAGTCCATTCCGAATAACTTTCGACATAGTCGCCGGTTTGAAGGTCAAGCCATGCGTCAGCCTCGGCGGCCTCGGGGTTGTCGGCCTCCACTGTCAGATTGACATAGGAAACCCGCTTTAGTTGGATTTGATATGTGTTCATGCTTTCACCTCGGCAAAGTTGATCTCGGTTCGGATATAAGACTTGAGAATGTCCAAAATGACCTCTTCCCTATAGCCTGCTGAGAAGTAAATCCCTGCGACCCCTCCGTCAGTTTGTCCCAGCTCATCTTGGATGGACAAAATAGCGGCACTGAGTGCGTTCTCTGCCATCATGTGTATTTCGTTTTGTGTGTATGTTTTCATGCCGAGGCTCCTCTGTAAATGGTTAAAGCTTGGTCAAAAGGCAAAAGGTTTAGGATTGTTTTGTCTTGGTACAACATACCCAGTTTGGGCTCGTTTAGGTAGCGTTTAAGGGCATCCGAGGCCATGGCCTTGGTTTGGTATATACCGCCATCCTTTAAAAACAAAACACGTTTTGATAGCGCACGTTTTAAGTCTTTGGCAACTAGCCAACTATTGACAATCTCCCCGAAAATGGTTTCGTAACTCTGTTCCATTTCGGCAGGTTTGCCGGTGTCGGGGTCGATAAAGTTACAGATAGTCTTCGGCAAAGTCTTTGCGTATGCGTCAATCTGTTGCGCCACTTGGTAGGGATAGACAGAGTCACAACCGCCATGGCCATCATTCTCAACTGTGCCGACCTTCTTACCATCGATATATATCGTGGCTTGATAGCAATGCGTTTCCTGAGATGCAAATTCGGAATGCTTGATGTTTTTAAGTTCGATTTTCATTTGTTCACCTTTATAAGTTCGTCGTCCCGATATGCTTGGTTTACTTCAATTGATGCGGTGCTTATGTCATCCTCAAATTCTTTCCACCAATCCGCATCGAGGGCATACTGTTTTGCGTGTTGAATTAAGCCCTTTTTCAGAGCTTTGACGGCCTGAGAAGTGTCTTCTCCGTAAGCGGTAAACTCAAAATTTCGGGTTTGATACCATGCTTTGATCATGCGGTCACCTCTTTATTCACGCAATCGAGCGCTTCTTCTAAGGTATCAAATTGCCCAATGTCTTCTTTTAATTCATCTTCGTTTAGGTATGTGCAGACAGTGAAGCGCCGGCCTCCGAGCTCCCGCAAGTCGGGGTCTTTGAAATCGCACCACAGGCGGAAAGTTACATCGCCGAAAGTCTTTTCAAAGCTCGGGCAAATGTCGTTGTGCCATGAGGTATCAGTCCAGCCCTCAGGCAGGCTCAAAGTGTCGTCATAGTGTGGGAATTCTGTTTTGTATGTCATGCTATGTTTTTCCTTGTTGGTTGTGCCTCGGTATAACCTTGGTCGAATAGTCGTCGAGCTTCGTGTCGGTCGGTATCGCTTTCGAGGGCGCTCGCACCGGTAAACCAGCTCTTCCAATGGCGAGCGGTATTCTCATCACTTTGTCGGCGAGCTTTGGCGCACTTGTAACCAGCCTCAAAGTAAGCGTGTTCCGTGTGAATCATGCCTTCACCTCGGCACTGTTGGCGATCATGTGGGAGGCTATCTCGCTATAGTTAACCTCATGCAGAAAAGCTCGGGCAAAACCAGCCATCAGGCTAGTAAAGTGGCGCTCCTCATGGCCTGAGAAGATAACCTCTTCGGCATATTCTTTTAGATAATCGCCCACTTCATGCGGGTCAACTTCTACAGTATTCAAGTCTGCAAGAGTCAACCCATCGAATACCTCTAGGTTTACTCTCCACGTTTCGTAATTAGTCCAGCCGTTATAGGTTTTTTCGCTCATGATTACCTCTTAAAAGTGAGCTGGCAAAATCGCCAACCCTTCTAATGTAGTGACCAGGCACTTGAATGTCAAGTGTTAAGTCTATAGGGACTTTCCCTAAGCCCGAAGGGCAACAGTCCAGCGGTTGCATGTAAGCATAAGATCGTCTATTATCCGATCCCATGGAAACCCAAAAAATACCTCAGGCCATACCCAAGGCCAAAGCTAGACCAAAGCTAACCCGAGAGCAAATAAGGGAGGGATTAAAAGCCCAGCCTATCGAGGCGCTATTGCTTGGTGCGGGTAATGCAAAGAAAACGACCCTCACTCACAAGCAACAGAAATTTGCAGCGGCTCTCGCCCTAGGGGAAACAAAGGCCGGCGCATACCGATCCGCATACGACACACATAGCAAGCCGGCGATCCAGTCGCTCGAAGGCCAAAGGCTAGCAAGTCACCCTAGCATTGCTCTACAAGTCGAAGCCCTCAGGCTAGCGGCAGAAGCTCGGGCATACGCTACGCCGCCTGCTTTAAGGGCTTTGGTATTAGAGCGCCTCACCGCTCACGCCATCGACCCCGAGGTGAAACCCGCTCAGCGCCTGCGGGCATTAGAGCTATTGGGCAAAGTAACAGAGGTCGCCGCATTCACCGAGCGCCGAGAGCTGGTGAAAGTAACCGACTCAAGCCAAGCTAGATCAAAGCTTATCCAAACCCTGCGGGATGCCATGCGAGCTGGTGCTATCGATGCGACTATCCTCGAGCCTCTCACTGTTGCCGAGCCGGTAACGCTGGAGGCCGAGCTTGACCCCAGCGCCGGCGACGACCCCGACCCCTCTTCATTTGCCGGCATCGCCCCCGCCCACCCCCGCACCCCCTAGATCAGGCCGGCAATTCCTGGCCCCCCTATACATAGCAATCTACACACTAGACGCACCCAAAATTACACTCGATGCAGCCAAAATTACGTTGCCACCCAACCTACAAAGAAGCGTCCAAAATGTCAGTGTAACAGGTGTTACACTGAGAAAGTGAATGAAATCAATAAGTTACAGGGGTGGGGGGTTTGAGATTGGCGGAAATGGGGGTAACAGTGGGATATGGAAGACCCCACGGTGTAGGTATTGCAAAAAAATTGGGTGGGGGGTATATTATGGGAAATTTCGGGAGACAGAGATGACGCCTGCGCAGAAAGAGATA